TGACTGCTCCATATCGAGGGTTGGCCAAGTTGGATAAGGCATGGGCCTTTGACTCCCAGACCGCCGGTTCGAGCCCGGTACCCTCGACTTTTATGCTGGTGTAGCTCAATAGGATAGAGCAGGCGACTTGTAAACGTCAGGCTGTGGGTTCGATCCCCACCCCCAGCACCACCCGCCGTACACCGTAATCGGCACCTCGATGGCATGAGGGGGCACTGACCCTGCTCCCAACAGACCGCTGCGAAGTGTTCTGGCCTGCTCCATGACAGAGCCAGCGCGGAGCCATAAACCGCGTTCCTTCCGCTTCGCGCTTGGACGGATGCGCGCTGTAAGCAAAAGGTCAAAATTCAAGTGCTGCATGCCATAAGAACAAAGACCCTGCATCAAGGTGGAGATGCAGGGTCTTTTTGATGCCTGCAAAGGGAAGATGGTTCCCAGAAAGATAAAGAGGTGGATATGCCTGTGAAGAATAATGGGCCTGGCATGACCGGGCGCTCTTCAATGACGAAAAAATCAAAGATCGAGCCGGAGTATCCGCAGTGGGCAGAAAGCAAGATGCGCGCAATTGAAAATCGGCGGTTGAAAGAACTGCAGAAGGTTGTGCGAGAATCTATGCCTGAAATCCTTGCTATCGTTGCGGAAGAACAAAAAACCGGCTCCGACAGCATCAGACATGATGGATACAGCGACATGGTTCGCCGCATCCAGAACAGGTTCCGCATTATGCGTGACCGGCTCAGTCGGCGGCTGAAAACCGATCCGTTGGAACGGGATGTTCGCCGGTGTGCTGACTACACCGACCGGCGGCAACTTAAAGAATGGCAGCGCAGCGTGCGCGCCACGCTGGGAGTGGATATCCATGATGATTTCTTTCTCGGCGAAAGATACGACCTGATGCTTAAAAGATGGGTTGAGCAAAATGTCAGCTTCATTACCAGCATTGAAAGCGACTGCTTCGATGATATGGAGAATGTCATTATTGAGGGTTTTGCAAAAGGCCGCACCCCGGCGGCGATTTCCAATGAAATTCAACGCCGGTTTGATGTGACCAAGTCAAAAGCGAATCTTCTTGCGCGTGACCAGGTGGGCACCCTGAGCGCGAATCTGACCCGCACAAGGCAGGAATCCGCTGGGGTGGAGGAATATATCTGGAGCTCGTCAGGTGATGAACGTGTGCGCGAATGCCACCGTGAACTTGACGGTCAGAAATTCCGTTATGATGACCCGCCGGCCATGTGGTACATGACAAAGCACGGCAAAGTGTACAGCGGGCGGCATTGCAATCCCGGAGAGGACTACCAGTGCCGCTGTGTTGCAAAACCTGTCTTTAACTTCGATAGGCTGAATTCTGTAGCCTTTAAGGAGAAAAAACAATGAAACAGAATACCCCGCCGCTAGTCCTTCGGAGCGAAATGCGAACCGACAGTGTACCTGTCGATGAGCATTACAGCGCCGAGGGATATTTTTATGATAACCCCATTCTGACCCGCACGGGCATCTTTAAGTACACGCTGGAAGATGGCTCGGAGCGTCGAGAATTGCGTAGACCGGAAGATGTGTTTGACCCGGAAAGCCTTGCAAGCTATGAGGGAAAGCCCATCATCATAACCCACGATGCGCGGGTGATCGACAAGGACAATGCCCGCCGGGAGAGAGTGGGCACAATCCTGACCCCCGGACAGCAGGACGGAGAAACCGTCCGAGCAAGAATCGTAATTGATGATCCTGATGCCGTAAAGGCATCGGGTCTGCGGGAACTGTCTGTCGGGTACTATCAGGATCTTATCATGGAACCCGGAGAATGGAATGGAGAGCCGTATGATGCAATCCAGACCAATATCCGTGTGAATCACCTTGCGCTGGTCGCTGTCGCCCGCGCAGGTGATGATGCACGCTTGAACATGGACAGCCAAGATAACAATGGAGGTACACCCCCTATGGACGAGAACGAGAAGATGAACAACCCCACGCAGGACGATGATACTACTGTGGAAACTACAAAGCCCACTGCCGATGATGGCGAGACTCCCAGTGCTCCTGCGGCGGCTCCTGCCCTTGACCCGGCAGGCCTTGAAGCAGCACTCAAAGCCTATATCGCGGCCACCAACGGTGCTACCGCTGACGATGAAAACGACCCGGCGGCTGGTGACACCACTGATAAGCCCACCAAGGACGAGGGCGAAGGTGACGACCCTGCGAAGCCGGACGTGCTGGCAGACATTACCGCCCGCCGTGATGCTATGGAAGATGGCCCGGCCAAGGCGGACATCAACACCCTGCTGTCTATGCTGGATGCCGCAAATGCCCGCGCTGATGCTGCAGAGGACGACACCAAGCCTACCGAAGATGAGGATGATACCTCGGACGATTCCAGCAACCAGCTGAACCATGACAGCGCTGCATCCATTGCCGCGCAGGTCAGCCAGCGTGTGGAACTGTGTCGGCTGGGCGATAAGCTGCATCTGGATGGCATGGAATCCATGCCGGTAATGCAGGCAAAGAAAAAGGTCGTTCATGCCGTTATTCCGGGTATGCGTCTGGATGGCAAGAGCAAAGCCTACATCAACGCGGCTTTTGATATCGCAAAGGGTAAAATCAATGGTCGCAAGACTGTGGCAGACCAGCGTCGTCAGGTGTTCAATGCTGATTCCGCAAATGCGGCAGTTCGCAATGTGGGCAAGAAGAACAACCCTGACGAGGCCCGCGATCGTATGATCCAGCGTCATGCTGGCGAGAAGGAGGACTAAGCTATGAGCAATATGGCAGTACAGATGAACTACGGCGAGCCTAGCCGCGGTATGCCCGGCCTGCTTTATGACCGTGCGAATTACGATGCAGTCACCCGCCGGAACAGCGCAGAGGATGGCAAGCTGTTCTTTGGCTGCGGCGTTGTGCAGGGTGCGGAGCCCGGCAAGGACATCACCCTTCCCGCAACCGGCGCGACCGCCGAGAAGTTCGAGGGCGTTGTGATGTACAGCGCCAATACGGAGATGGACGATGATGGTGCTGTGCTCCTGCGTAAAGGCCAGATTCTGGATGTCTGCCAGACCGGCAAGATGTGGGTGCAGCTGGCCGATCAGGCGGAACCTGCTTACGGTCAGCCGGTTTATCTTGTGATTACCGGCGACGATGCAGGCAAGTTCACCCCGACCAAGGGCACCAATCTGGCGGTCAAGGCCCGCTTCATCGGTTCGGCCCAGAACGGCATTGCACCCGCCCAGTTCGCAGAGCAGATCTAAGGAGGTTCAATATGGCTAAGTACAATCCTTTCGACCCCGCCAACGGTTACAGCGAGGAAGACCGCCTTGCCTTGAACGGCAAGTGTGCCTCCCTGATTAACCAGGCATATAAGAACCCGTTCCCCGGCACGAAGATTCGTCTGGATGGAGCCGACAATGCAGGCATCTTCTTCGCCAAGCAGCTGGCGCATGTCAAGACCAAGGCGTACGATAAGGACTTCCCGGAACTGTCCGGCCTGAAGATCTTCCCTCAGACCAGCGAAACCGATGAGGGAGCTGCGTATATCGAATACTACAGCTATGAGCCGGTTGGCTTTGCTGATGTTATCGCCAACTACGCCAGCGACCTGCCCCGTGTCGATGTGAAGGGCACTCCCCATCGTGCGGAAATTGTCAACATCGGCGACAGCTACGGCTACAACGTGCAGGAACTGCGTGCCTGCCGCCGCAATGCGGTGCTGGGTATTATGAAGTCTCTGGACTCTGCACGTGCTGAAGCGGCCCGCCGGGTGTACGATGTCAAGGTGAATCACCTGATTTGGCACGGCGACGAAAAGACGGGCATCATCGGCGTTCTGTCCTCCGGCAATAACATCCCCATCTATACACTGCAGAACGGCGCAGCCGGTAAGGCCGACTGGGCATCCAAGACCGCAGACGAGATTGCGGCCGACATTGCCGGCATCCTGAACTACATCGACACCCTGACCCAGAGTGTGGAGCACCCGGACAGCTGGGTCATGCCCAACGACCTGTACACCAGCCTGAACCTGCGCCGCATCGATGGCACCGGCGAATCTGTTCTGTCCTACATCAAGGATCACACTCCCCAGATTAAGAACTGGGAAGTTGCCGGCGAACTGTCCAAGGGCAACAAGGACTATAACAGCACCGGCAAGAACATCGGCCTGCTGTATACCAAAGACCCGGACAAGATGTCCCACGAGGTTCCCATGGCTTTCCTCCAGCACGCGCCGCAGGATCGCAATTTGGAAATCGTTATCAACTGCGAGGGCCGCGATGCAGGCATGATGATTCCTTATCCGCTCTCTGCTTGCCTGGTCTACGGTCTGTAAGAAAGGAGAAACCGACTATGAAGGTCAAAAACATTTCGGTGAAGCCCATCTGCATCGGCTCCATCTCTCTGCTCCCCGGCGAAACTGCGCAGGTCGATGCAACCTATGATGATGCAATGGCATTTTACATCAGCATGGGCCTGCTTCAGGAGGTTCAGGAGAAAAAGGCGCGCGGAAAGAACGCAAAGGCCGATTCCGAAGCTGACGCTCCTGCCGATGCTCCTGCGGGCGGTGAATCTTGATGGATTCTCCTGACGTAACCGCCATTGCCAAAATTGTAAAGAAGGTTGGCACCGAGTTCAAATCCGCTTCGGACGAGGACATTTCTTTTTGGATCGACCTGCAAGCGCCGGTCATTTCCAAAAAGAAGTTCGGCGCAGATTACAATCTGGCGGTGGCGTTGCTGGTCTGCCATGCTATGAAAATGGCTGGCAATGGTGACAGTTCTCTCGGAACTATCGCAAACACTGGTCGCTTAGCCAGCGTTTCCGAAGGTGGCGTGAGCATTTCCTTTGCCACCAGCACCGCCGGGACCACCGGAGATGCTGAGTACCAGCTTACTTCCTACGGCTTGCAGTTTATTTCGATTCGGAACCGGCATATCGTGCCTATCATGATTCGATAAGGAGGCCTGCCCATGGCGATAGCCAATGACATCAGCCTTGACCTGACGCCAGAGGGAAGAGCGGCGATGGAGCGCCTGAACGAACTGTCCAATGTGACCATAGAGGTTGGGTATCAGGCAGACCAAAAGGCGGCTGACGATGAAACATCGCTGGCCGAGGTCGCCTACTGGAACCACTACGGAACCCTCCACAAAGACGGTTCGGTGATGATTCCTGCCCGTCCCTTTATGGACACCATCAAAAAGCACTCGGAAGAACTATCAGAGTTTTCGCAGCAGGCGTTGTCCTCATTGGAAACAGCTGATGCGGTTTCCAATGCGATTGGTTCTCAGGCAAAGTCCATGATTCAGGATGCAATCAAAGATGAGGAATGGGCACCCAACGCGCCCATCACCATCGAGGGCGGCTGGATGATGAACGAATATGGCAAGGAAGGCCCGGTGCCTGTGCATATTAAAGGGAAGAGTTCCACGAAGCCCCTGATTGATACAGGCGCCTTGCGTCAGAACTGTCAGTACGTTATCAAGAAAGGAAAGAAATGAACATCTTTAAGCAGATGTACACTGTGCGCCGCTATAAGGGCACCAGCTGGGACAGTGGCACAGCCGAAACAACTTACTCGGATATGCAGCTTCCACTTGATGTGCAGGCCAAAACGCGCCGCAATCAGGACGATGCTTCTGGCCGCTCTACGACCGGCGTTTTGACTGTGTATAGTGATGTCCAGCTTCTTCCTACGGAACCGGATAAACAGACAACGGGAGATCGGCTGCTTTACATGGGGCAGTGGTACGCCTGCAAGTCGTCCATCTACTGGGGAAACACCATCCTGAAGCACTGGATATCAGAGTTTGAAGCTGTTGAGGGCGAGAAAGGGGAGATTGCCAATGACACCAGCTGAGTGCCGCGAGGCGGTTCGGCTCATGTTTGCGGAACTGTACCCTCATTGCACAGTGATTTACAGCTATCCCAATTCCGTTCGTCCACCGCTTCCGTATGTCGTTCTCGACTTTGAACGCATCGAGCCGGTGAACGCGTTTGAGTACGTCAAGAACGGGATTCTTTGGCAGGAAAAATGCAAGCGCATTCCGTTTTCTGCTGAACTGGTCACCGAGAGCAAGACGGAGCATGCTGCCGGGGTGAAAAAAGTTGGCTTGTCAACGGTCGTGGACGACCTTGAACAAGCTATTCAGTTCTTTGATAGCCAATACGCAGGTGACAAAATGCGCGCCATGAATATCACGGTATGCACGGAAGGGTCACCTGAACCGATCCATAACAGCGCGCCCGGCGTAGAGAGGGCGCGCTGTTCTTTTTATGTGGATTTTGTGCAGCGTACTAAGGAGTACGCTGCCTTGGCTCCGATTGACGGCGAGTATTCGGAAGACCATGCCAGTGCAGCATCCAAAAAAGTTGCAGACATGGAAGCCGGATGGTTTGACGAAGTCGAAGTCAAAAAAGAAATCCGAAATGAGTAAAGGAGCGAGACCACATGAATATCGACAAAATCGTTGAGGTCAATATCCAGATCTCCGAAGCGATGTCCATTGATGGTGGTTATGACACCATCCTCATTGTCGGCCCTCTGCCTAAAGCCCCCGGCGGTCGCGTTACACCTGATGTTGCCGGTTATGCGAGCTTGCAGGACCTCAAGAGCGCCGGATTCGCAGCGGACGACCCTGTGTACATTGGTGCCAGCAAGGTGTTTGGGCAGTCCCCAAAGCCGCCCGCGGTAATGATCGCGGTGCAGAAGCTGTCCAGCGGCTCCACCGAAAAGGTGGATGTGACTCTTGACCGAGCCATCGGTATGCCGGGCTGGTACTGCATCTGCCCGGCGGGCATCAAGGAGGACTTCTACCAGAGCATTGCCGACTGGACAGAAGTCAATGAAAAGCTGTGTATCTGCGAGACAACCGGCATTTCGTCCTCTCCGGTATCGGATGCAATGCTTCGCACTGCGGTCATTCACGCTACCGCCGAGAACGACTGCGTGAACTGTGCTTACGCCTCCCGGTTCCTCTCCTATGACCCGGGCAGTGAGCAGTGGTGCTTTAAGTCCCTTTCCATGGTGTCTGCACAGGGACTGTCCACCACGGATATTGCAAGTCTGGAAACACGCAATATCTCGTATTACACAACTGTTGGCAGCAAAGCCATGGTGCAAGGTGGCAAGGTGAGCGGCGGCGAGTGGATCGACACCATTCGTTTCCGTGACTGGCTGAAGACCGAAATTCAGTCCAAGGTGCTGAACCTGCTTCTGGGCTTGCCCAAAGTGCCTTATACCGATCAGGGCATTGCGCTGGTGCAGAACGCTGTCATTGATGCGCTGGAAGAGGGCGTGCGTGCTGGTGGCATTGTGCAGGATGCTTCTTCCGATGATGGAGAAGCGTCTCGTGCATATACCGTCACCGTGCCGCGCGCGGCCGATTTGGATGCCGCAACTCGTAAGAGCCGCCGTCTTACCGGTGTGACATGGACAGCACAGCTGGCAGGTGCCCTGATCGCCGCGAAAATTGGCGGCACACTGAATTACTAAGAAAGGAGAACCGCTAAATGCGTGGAGATGTAACCGTTTACTCCCCGAAAAACGTTCTGTGCACCATGGGCATTCACATCGCGTCTGGTTTTACGGAGGATGGCTTTATTACCATTACTCCGCAGGGTGATGGCGTGACGGATGAAGCCGGTGCAGATGGCGAAGTGGTCATTTCGATTCCGGATGATCCTCGTTATGAAATCAAGCTGGTCCTGCAGTACGGCTCCAAAACAAACAACTGGCTGCTGAAGCAGTACAACAATAACAAGCGGATCCCGGGCAGCGGCCTTTTCAATATGCAGATCAAGGATCTGGGCTCTAACCCGGATTTCACGGCGTCCAAGGCATGGGTTTCCAAGCCTGCCCCGTGCGCTTACGGTAAGACCGGCCAGAGTCAGGAGTGGACACTGCGGGCTGTTGGCAAGATGGAACCGAAGAACTGAAAGGAGAAAACCTGATATGAAAATGAAACGCATGGAGATGCGCGACATCACGGTTGGCGAATACCAGTTCAAGGTTCGTCCATTCGGTGCCAAGGATGCCACCTACATTTTTGGCGATGTTGCATCTATCATCCTGCCGATTCTGGGCACCGTGTCGGTTGCTAGTGACGATAAGGATGCTGTCAACATGGAAATGTTTGACGGGATGGACATGGACAAAGACTCGCTGGTCAAGGCGCTTGCCCGCATCAATGGCAACGCATTGAGCAAACTGGTGAGTGAGCTCCTGCTGGATCACAGCAACATCCGTGTTTTGGATCCTGAGAAAAACACTTATGAGGTCATGGGCGAGGATGATTTTGATGAAATTTTCTGCCAGTACCTCGCCGGAATGCTCAATCTTTGCGCTGAGGTCATTCGCTTAAACTTCAGCGGTTTTTTCAAAGATGCGAGCACCCTCTTTGGAGGCCTTATCAAAGTGCGCCGGGCGGGCAGCTCGAACAGTACGGAGAGTTCGACAACGACAGAGTAACGAACCTTGAATGGATTATGTATACCCTGATTCGTGAGCGGGTGGCTTCGATGTACGAACTGACCTATGTTTATAATCTGGATGAAATGCTAAAACTCTACGACCTGATTATGATGCAGCGGGACATTGAGTACGCCAAAAGCCAAGAGGACAGAAGGGGGGATACATAAGTGGCGGCGAAGGAAACTGTAATCGGGAAGTTCGTCAATCAAATTCTGTTCAAGGTCGATAAAAGCTCTGTTGATGACGCAAAAAGCGCTATCAGCGAAGTAAAAGGCTTTGCAGCTAAAGCACTTGGAGCAATCGGCATCGGCTTTTCCTTTACTAAGCTTGCTAGTCTTGCAGAGGAATTTGGCAGTATCAACGATACCATCCGCGGGGCAACCCGCGAGATGGGAGATCAAGCGGATATTCAGCAGAAGATTCTGCAAGGGGCTCAGGATTGCCGTGAAGAATACGGAGCCATGGCCGGAGATGTGACAAAGCTGGTGCAGTTGAACAGTAAACTGTTCCCGGTTGATGATGCTGTGAAGTTTGTTTCGCTTGTCGAAAAGCTGGAAAAGGGCTCCGGCAGAGAAGCAAATCTTGACAACACCATGAGTGTACTGCAAAAGGCTATGTCTTCGGGCAAGCTGGACAAATCTGGCTTCTCCAACTTAAAAACAGCTGCCCCGGAGGTGGTGAAAGCCATTTCGTCTGCAATGGGAGTGTCCGAAAAGCAGCTCCAAAATCTGGCAGAGAGCGGAAAACTTTCCGCAAAGCAACTGAAAGAAGCGTTCTTTGCGGCGGAAAGCGACATTCAAAAGAACTTTGATGAACTCGGTTTCGGCATCGGGGACGCTCTTACTTATGTCAGAAATCAGTGGGGGCTTTGGCTTGCAGGCGCAGATGACATGCTCGGCATCACAACCAGTATTGGCAAAACAATAAAAGCCATAAGCGATTTCCTGATAGGAAAAGCACAACGGCTGACTTCGTGGCTGAAAAATATTGCCGAGAAACTTGGCGGCGTAGAACAGCTGCTGAAGCTGATCGTGATGGTCGCCACAGCTCTGTTCCTTGCAACCAACGGAAGCAAGATTTTGTCTTTCTTAGCGGGCGCAGTGAAACTCCTGCAAGGATTTAATCTGCAAACTGCCCTTGCGGCCGCAAAATGGCTCTTGCTGTTCCTTGTGCTGGAAGATGTTTTTACCTTCCTGCAGGGCGGCGATAGTGTCTTTGGGCGGCTCCTGAGCGAGGCTGGTGTTGATGTTGACGCATTGAGAGAGAAAATCAGTGCGTTCTTCGAGGGAGCAAAGCAGTTTGGCCGAGACGCTCTTGATTCGCTGGGACGGTTCTGGGAGGAGCACAAAGGCTCGATTTTAGTTGTTCTGCAAGCCCTTTGGCAAGGACTGGTTGACCTGACCGCGGACATCATAACACTGGGCGGGCATCTGTTCGACCTTCTGGCTGGCTTGATTACGGGCTTTCAGACCGGAGATTGGACGCAATTCCTGACAGGCTGTAAGGAACTGTGGCAAGATTTCCTCGATATTTTGAACGGTTTAGGACGCGCTGCATTTGGCGAAACATGGGAGCCATTGAAAGAAAGCGCACAGGCAATCTGGGATTGGCTGAAAGGCTTCTTTGACTGGTTCGGCGATAAAATCACCTGGGCTAAGAATCTGTGGAGCGGCGTAAAAAATTTCTTTGCCGGTGGAAATGGCGGTGATGCCGATGATTCTGATGGCGGGGACGGCCCTGATAAGAATTCGCCTGGTTTTAGAGGCATGGGAGGCGGAAAATCCTCTGGTGGCAGCGGCCGCACAAGCAATGGTAAATCACCGACAGGGACGCAGACTTCCTCTGGGAGCACTGCCACAAGTAGAAATGCTGCCAGTGCATTTATTTCGGGAGGAAGGCCGGTGTCTACAACAACGGCATCACAGCGGCCGATTGCTCAAACTACGAACACCAAAAACATCACTGTAAAACAGGAAAACCGACAAAGCTACACGTTCCAAGTGTCTGATCGCAATGCCGCATCCAAACTGCAGTCTACCGTGAGTTCGCAGTCCTCGCAATCTACGAAAGATTTGACGCATGCGCTTAATTACGGGAGGTGATGCCTGATGGAAGCGACACAGCCCGCACGCTTGGGAGATTTTGAGTTCGATGCTATCATCAAACGCCCGGAGACATTGTCCAGCAAGATCCCGGACTATGCAACGGAAGAAGGATATAGCGCCAGTGACCACATCTGTCTGGAAGCGGTGACGCTTGATGTCACAGCTGTGATTTCTAACGCGCCGATTACATGGGCGGACCGGCATCCGGCATCATCGAGCCGGGTACAGAGTGCCGTCGAGGAGTTGCGGCAGTTGTGGGAGAAAAGAACACCGATGACCTTTACGGCCGGCGGTGATAGCTATGAGAATGTCTGTATCGAAAGCGTGACGTTTCCAAAAGAGGAAAGCAACAGCGAGCGTATTGGACTGAAGTTGAAGCAGGTGTCTATCAATTCGACAGAAACTGCCAATATCAGCATAAAGTATGCTCGCGGAGGAACGTCTAAAAAGAATACTGGCGCGAGCCAGAAGAGCACCTCCACAGCAAAATCTTCCAGCAGCGGAAAATCTTCTTCCCGCAGCAGTATTCTTTGTTCTGGGGCAAAAGCCATAGGATTGTTTAAGTGAGGTATAGGCGATGGATTTGGAATACTATGAAATCTCTGTGCCGGACCGAAACGATTCCATCATGCGCGTGAACCTCGATGAAGTGTACTACAATCTCCGGCTGACATGGAACGCATACGGTGGCTTTTGGATGCTCAGTATATATGACGCAGAAATGAATATTATCCTCGGCATGGCGCGGCTCGTGCCAGGGACGATTTGGAATTTCTACTATCAAACCCAAGGAGGTCCGCCGGGCGTTCTTGGTGTTGAAACGGAGCAGGAAACAATTGGCCGCAATGATTTTGTGGATGGAAAGGCAAAATTGTTATACCTTCCTGCAAAACAGCTTGGAGTGTAACAGATGGACATCTGGGATAGACAGTACCGAGTAAGAATCGGGAAAAATAATTCTGTTGGCCGCGAAATCGGAAAGCCTAACGAAAAAACGAAAAGGGTTATCCGATGTTCCTTTTCCTGTGAAATTGGCGATAGTTCAAGCTCTAATACAGGGAAAATCACACTTTGGAATCTGGCGGATGAAACCTTGCACCTTTTGGAGCAGGAAGATTGCCTGATTGAACTGCGTGCTGGATATGGCGATGACCTGCCTGTTATTATGGGCGGTTCTCTGACGTGTTTTGAAACCGAAACAAACAGCGCGGATCGACAGACCACAATTGAGTTTGTGGATAGCTTTACATCCGCACGAGATACAACGGTGAGCCTGAGTTATTCGGGTGTTGTGAACGGAGAAAAAATCGTCAGGGATGTTGCTCAAGAAATGGGGTGCGAAGTCAAACTTTCTCCCAAGGCTAAAATGATCGACTTTAAGAATTTTGCTTTTGTTGGCACAGGAAAGACGCTTATCGGGCGGCTGTGCGATAGAAGCAAGCTTCGCTGGAGCGTTCAAAACGGAATCGTTCAAATATGTGCTCTGGATGAACCTCTAACGATGGCGGCTTATGTCCTTTCGGCTGATTCCGGCATGATTGGTTCACCGAAGCCTTTCTTTGAATCCGCATCGACCAGTAGCAAATCTTCGACGAGCAAGAACGCGAGTTCTAATACGACCAAAAGAAAGGCCAAAAAAGGCATTGAAGTTACATATTGCCTAAATGGCCATATTCAGATTGACGATTATGTGAAAGTGGAATCCAGAGAGTACAAGGGGAACTACCGAGCGTCGAAAATCAGGTTCACCGGCGATACGGAGGGCGACGATTGGCAATGCGTTGGGCAGTTTGTGGAGGTGAAGTAGCGTGGATCAGGACTTCCGCGATGCAGTCGTGAGCATCATCGACCAGTACATGAGGGATAATATCCACACCTCGGCACCTGCTAAGGTCGGTAACGTGTCCGAAAACTTCACTGCTGAATTAACGCCGGATTTGAAAGTAACGACCGATGATGATAGGGAAGTACCCTACCCTAAAATTTCGGGCACGGCCATCCTGATGCCTACCGGAGCAGGCGGCACAATCGGGTTTGCATTTCCCGTGCATTCCGGGGATGGATGTGTGGCTATTTTCGGAGAGGGCGGCTCTGGAACAGACTTGAAGTGGGACTTATCCAATGCAACCTTGCTGCCGGGCTTGCCTGCATCGTCTAGCGAGCAGGTTAAGCGTGCCGGCAGTGAGGACGCAGCAGTTGTTTTTGCGCCGACTGCGACCATCACCGTCAAGAAAGACAGCATCGAGCTAAAGAAGAAAGATACTGTTGTCACGATGAAAGATGACTCTGTCACTGTAAAAAGGGGGGCGTCGGAAATTAAGGTGACCAACGGGAGCATTAAGTCGAAAAACGGAGGCACTTCGGTTGAGAAACTTCCTGCAAGTGTGAAAATTACCACAGCGACCGTTGATGTGACTGGCAATGTGAAAATAAAAGGAAATGTTCAGGTTCAGGGCAATGTGGATATTTCTGGAACGCTGACACTTGGCGGCATCGTGATGAATACGCATACTCATGCGGGTGTGCACGGGTTGACAGGAGGGCCGCAGTAATGGCATTGAAAGACCTTGCGCTTGCGGCTGATGGAGATTTGTTCATCAACGAAACCGGCGATTTTGAAATCATCGATGCCGTTCGGCAGGGTGTGCAAATTCGTCTGCGCTGGATCAAAGGAGAATGGGTGTTCAATACCGCTATGGGCACGCCTTACTTTGAAACAATCCTTGTGAAGGTTCCGAATCGAGCCTTGATCGAGAAGGCCCTGCGAGACCAAATCCTCGCCGTTGATGGCGTAACAGGGGTGGGAACCATCAACCTTATAAAGGATGCAAAGACTAGAACGCTCCGAGCGTCTTTTACCGCGACCACCACTGAAGGAGAAATAGAAAGCGAGGTGGAACTGTCCCATGTCGGACTACGGAGTGACAGATAAGGGCTTTCAGATGCGCCGACTGGATGAAATTTACACCGACATCTGCAAAAGGTTTAAAGACGAGGTTGGAGTTGACCCATCGGAGAACCCACAAAGCGTGATGAACGTCCTGTTTACAATTTTTGCGGATGCCCCGGCGGAACTCTGGGAGACTTATGCTGCTGCATATCAGCAGCTTTTCCCTAATACAGCCTGCGGCATTGCGTTAGATAACGTGATGCAGGTGGGCGGGGTGAGCCGCATTGGACAGGCCAAAACTAAGTATTTTATCTCTTGTACTGGCCAAGAGGGAACGGTCATTCCGGTTGGCGCTTTGATTCAGTCGAGCAGCCGACCGCAACGTACTTTTCAGGCGGTCAGCGCATCCATAATCTCCAGCGCAAACTGGAGAAAGCTGGCGATTCGTCCGATTGAAAGCATTGCAGGAACCTTTACGTTTGATTTTGGCGTTTCTCGCAATGCGACCAGTGGAGAAGTTGGAACCTATGCAGAAAGTTCCAGCATCACAAAGAAAATGACCGTGTCCTCGTATGACGATGCGTACTCGCAGATGCTTGCGGCCGTTCAGTCCTTTGATGCCTTGGGAAAGTTCGGCATCACTGTTTCGGACGAAACTGACAATCAAGGAGAGCATTCGATCGTTTTGACTGCATCGGGCGCTGCTGACAGCTTTTCGGCAACGTTGTGCAAGTACATTACGGTTACGGAAGTGACCAGCAATATCCAGTTTGAAAGCGCTGAATATGGTAGCTATGTGCTGGCTGATGGTGTTATCACACAGATTGTTACTACCGTGGACGGTTGGACAGCCTGCACCAATGATATCACGCCGATTAAGGGTCGGCTGACCCAGACGGATGCCGAAGCCAGAACAAGTTATACAAACCGAGTCGCAAGCCGCGGCACCGGCACGGTTGCGAGCATCGTTTCGCTTTTATACAGCGATGTGGAGGGCGTGACCTTTGCGGCTGGATACGAAAATTACAATGATACGACCGATGCGGCGGGCAGACCACCGCACAGCATTGAAATTGTGGTTCAGGGCGGCACTGACGAAGACGTGGCCAATATCATCTGGAAGAACAAGGCGGGTGGCATCCGTGCATACGGAAAGCATTATGCTTACGCTACCGATGTCAACGGCAATCGGCAGTATTTGGAATTCACTCGCGTGAATGACGTTTATCTACTGCTTTCTATTACGGTTACGAGTTCTGGCGGACTGGACGATGATTATGCAGCGAGAATCAAATCTTTGCTGATGGAGGAGAATCTTTCGGCGGGTGCAACGATTCGTTTGCAAAAATTCATTCGTCCCATTATGGAGAACGTGTCCGGTGTTGATTATATCGAAATCCGGGGCTTGCTGAGCGAAAAGCCTGAAATTGAGACGGTTGTCGATAGCTCTATGCTGACCGGCATAGTACCAGTTCAAATCAATCAGCAGCCCATCATTAGCATGAGCGGCATCCGGGTGGTGAAAGCATGATTGACGCTTACAAGGAAATGTATGGTAAGCTGCCAATGCAGTTTCAGCTGGAATCCTTTGAAGAAAGCAAACTGGGTGATTATATCTGCGACACCGTAGATGATCTGAAGGACCTACCTGAAGATTGTGAGATGGGGAGCATCGCCAGAATTATTGCCCCGCCTGCAATCTATCGAAAGAACTCGGACGGAAAATGGATTTTACAGTTCTCCAGCAAGGGGGTGTCCTAATGGGTTATGAAGTCCTAAAAGAAATGCCTCTCAGCGTTGAAAAAATGTCAAATTTGGACGGCATCATTTGGGCTGTTGCGCCGGAGTACGAAAATGCCTCTTTGTTCCTTGGGGGGCTGGAAAATCTGAACGATTTTGATAGCTGCACAGGCGTTTGGCTTGATCGGCTTGGACAACTAGTCTGTCTGACCCGTCAGCAGGCTGGAGCGATGATTGGAAGCCGAGAACTTGCAGACGATGATGATATTTATCGCGTTTGCCTGAAGTATAAGGCTTTTGTCAATTCCTGCCGCTGCACTCCGGATGAAATCATCGAAGCAACCCAAATTATTTTCGGTGCAACACAGGTGGTTTATAGCGAACGACGAGACACACCGGCAACGATCTTCCTTTCAATTTCAGCACCGTTTTCCGATATGGTTATGTCTATTCTAGGAACGCATGACCTTATTGTGCGTCCTGCGGGCGTAAAGGTTCGCGTGGACTGCTCGACAGAGGATGCGGAAACCTTTGGCTTTGTGGATCTCAATCCGCGAGTTGCAGGTTTCGGCGAAGGAAAGTTTGCACAGTCCATCAATTAACTGGGGGTGATTTATTATGGCAGAAGGTCGCGCCGGGGCGCTTGAAGATTATGCAACTGTGGCGTTTTCGATGTCTGGCGTGAAGCAAGACATTTCGCTGGAGGATTGGAAGGGCGGCTGGGCTTCTATTGTCGGTGGCCTGAACGGAAAACCAACAAGCCAGCAGTTCAACATGGTCACGTATATTTTGAGTGCCTTGCTGAATCAGGCTATTTCTGACCTGTCTACTGTCAAGAGGACAGCAAACAGTGCAATGCCTAAGAGCGATTTTACGGCGAAGCAGATTGTGTCCCTGCTGGCAGCATACGGGCTGATGAAAGGTTGCGATGCCGATACGGTTGATGGTAAGCACTCGAATGCTTTCGCACCATCTACGCATGAGCATTCGGCAAGCCAGATCACAAGCGGAAACCTTCCAATTGAACGCGGCGGTACGGGTTCTGGCACCGCCGCTGATGCCTGCAAAAACCTTGGCGCAATGCGCAATGCGGGCGGCACTTTCACCGGAACGGTGTATTTTGCAAACGGCACGGTACATTATGTGACATCCACAGGTGATGCACACTTTAAGTCTTTGGCGGTGTCGGGTGATATTTCCGCGCAGCGTGTCTACGATGCGGTCTACAACGACTATGCAGAGTTCATGCCGCGTGGCGAACAGACCGAACCCGGCGATATTATAGCTCTGGATACTGGGAGCCAGACAGAGCGGTATATCAAGGCCACGAACCTATCTGACCGAATTGCAGGAATCCACACGGATGAGTATGCAATGCTCATTGGTGGAAATAAAGTGGCTGAAGGGCAGGATTTTCTTGAGGAAAACCTACCCTTTTTCATTCCTGTGTCACTGGCCGGTCGTGTTCACGCGAAAGTGGTTGGACCTGTCCATACAGGCGATTACATCGTTCTGTCCAGCACGCCAGGCGTTGGACGAGCCGTTGCTCCGTGCGAATCGTACCCGGCAAACAAAATTGTGGGATACGCCTGCGAGGGCGATAACCGAACGGATCTGCGGCTTGTGAAGGTGAGAGTAGGTGGTGTGTGATGGCTCAAAGAAGCACAAAGGTTTACTCGGCCGACTACACAGAACTTAAAAAACAGCTAAACGCTGAACTTAATCGTCGCGGAAAAAGCGAGGGAACAGGGCAAGGCCAGAGCGTTGGAAGTATGGCAGCTTATATCAATTCTTTTTCTGTCACCCCTGCGGCTGGTAAGCAAATCGCCAATGAGCACATCCAGAAAATTACGCAGCCGCTTTCAGCTATCACAGGAAGTTCCATCACCCCGGCAAGCGGGAGTAAGGTTGCAGCTGATATTTTGACACAGGCCGCTGTGGTTCTCAGCCAGCTTAGTGCGATTTCTGAAACATCGGCATCCAGCGGATGCGCTGGTGCGTGCTCAGGGCTTTGTACTACAGGCTGTTATTCTGCCTGCTCCAGCTGTACCGGTTCATGTACGGGCGGTTGTACCGGCTCGTGCACAAAAAGCTGTGCCGATGATTGCACTGGTTCTTGCACCGGCTCTTGCGTGAGTACTTGCACAGGAACCTGCACCGGGTCTTGCACTAAGTCGTGCGCCAATGATTGTGCCAGCACCTGCACAGGAACCTGCACCGGGTCTTGCACTGGCACCTGCACAGGAACCTGTACACAATCGTGCGCCAATGACTGTGGAGGGAGCTGCACGGGTACTTGTACAAGCACTTGTACAAGTACCTGCACTGGTTCCTGCACAGGTGGATGCAATACAACTTGTACCAAAAACTGTGCAAACAATTGCTCCGGAGGTTGTTCTGGGTCATGTTCTGGAGGATGCGACGGGAGTTGCGATGGGTGTTCTAGCACATGCGAAGGCGGATGCAGCGAGAATTGCAAAGATGACTGCTCGTCCCAGTGCGTATCATCTTGCAAGTCAAACTGTGCAAAAGACTGCGGTGGAACGTGCCAGCTTTCATGCGTTCTTAGTTGTGGCAAATCTTGCAATAACACTTGCAATAACACCTGCGGAACAACTTGCGGGGAGTATTGTAAAACTGCCTGCGACACCGCTTGTACCAGCTGCACTGCCACCTGCGCAGATAACTGCGAGGGTACATGCAGCGGAGGTTGTACTAGTTGCTCTGGCTTTCTTTGGTCCAAGAATTAAGGATAGGGGGAATAGTAAATGGAAGCCGTTCTTCATTTCGCACATAATGCTGACTCTGAGGCGGAGGTATCATATCTCAGAAACCTGCCAATCTTGAAGGTTCTCCAGCAGGAAAACGTAGAAGTGACAGATTGGAATGAGCTTCTTGCTTCTGCTCCGAGCGGTGAAGACAGCCTGTTCTGGTGCCTTGGCTATGCTGGCACTCTTTGCGCTCTTGATGCTACCGATTTTGACAGCTGGTTCATCTACTGCCTTACGGTTGTGGATTCGGCACTGGAAGCTTGCAAAATTGACAATGCGTCCAATGAGCGCAAAAATCTGCTGGCGCTCGGTCTGGCGGCGCGAACGTTCAACTTTGCTGCAAATCCTGTCACAAAGCAGCTAAAATGCGGAGATACGCTGCGGAGCACCGGGGAATATGTCTGCTCCGAGGATGCGGATATCTTTGCTATGTGGTACGTCCTCCGCACGCTTACTGACTACTTGCGCTTGGACTTCAACAACAATCTTCGCGCACTAACTTCTGCGCTTGGAACGATGAACAAGATCCGCGCACGTTACACGCAGATTGTGGAAAGACTTCCCAAGATGGACGCTTGCTGAGAAAGGAGCAAACTGTGAAAGTTATCGCGTTGAAACCAGAAGAAAGCGAAACCTTGGAACGGGCTTTCTATGAAGCAGACTCCTACGAGAGGCTTATTTCCGTCCTTGGCCGGCATCTGAATGCGGAAGCAAGTGCCGACGCCAAGGACATCATCATGCACTATGCGGAACCGTGCCGCGCATCTCAGATGAAGCTCAAAATGGTGCAGGATAAGATTATTTCTCGCTATACGGAGCATGAGGATGAAATTAAAAGATTCTGGTTCGATATTGCCCGAGGGGAGGTACATCTCCTTGACCCGTAAAAGACACGAAGACTACTCCAACATGGTACAACGGTTATACGCGAGCGATGATATTTCTGTAAATCACGCGCTCTGCAGAAATATCACCTTTCAAGTAACAAGCGGGTGCAATCTGCAGTGTTCATATTGCTATGAGCACCACAAAGGCGCTGAGCACATGAGTATCGAAACGGGTCGAAAGATCGTGGACTATCTGCTTGATCTGTATGAACAGGGCGACTCCGACTTCATCAACCGCAACACCAGAGCTGTTGTCCTTGATTTCATCGGTGGTGAACCCCTGCTGGAAGCGTCCTTGATTGAAAAAATCTGTGATTATTGGTTTGCGGAATGCTGGCGGCGCAAAATTCCTCTGGCGCCATTTACCAGAATATCCTTTGCTACGAATGGAAAGCTCTGGTTCAGCCCTGAAGCGCGGCACCTTTTTGACAAGTACCACGAAATGATGTCTGTGACCATCAGCATTGATGGCGTTCAAGAGCTGCACGATAAGTACAGAGTGGACGAGCACGGAGTCGGTAGTTTTTCTCTGGCATGGAGCGCATTTCAGGATGCGAAGCACAGATTTGGCTGGCTAAACTCAAAGATGACCTTTGTGCCGGGATCTTTCCGGTATATCGCAGACAGCATCAAGATGATGCTGGACGAAGGGTGTACCGATATTGCGTGCAACTACGCATACGAGCCTGTTTACACGCCTGCAGACGGTCGGACCTTGTATGAGCAGATGAAGACTGTTTCTGACCACATCGTTTCCAAGCAGCTTGATGTTTCCATCACCATGTTAGATAGCATCCTCGGTGGTAAAACCACAAGCGACACCAATTTTTGCGGTGGAACGGGAGCGATGATGTCATTTGCTCCTGATGGATCTGCGTACCCCTGCATCCGGTATGCACCTATCAGTATTGGTGAGGAAAAGTCGAAGAAAGTTCGTTTCGGCAGCGTCTATGACGGTCTGTACACCACAGATGCTCAGCGCAGGGCAAAAGCAGAGCTCGATGCCATCACCCTCACATCGCAGTCTGAGCAGAAGTGCATTGACTGCCCTGTATCTGCTGGCTGTGGTTGGTGTTCTGGCTTGAACTACGAGATGTACGGAACAGCCAATAAACGCTTTACGGGCATCTGCTGGGCTCATAAAGCCCGTGTGCTTGCAAGCGCGTACTATCACAACCGGCGGTACATCGAAATAGGGGATTGCCTTCCTATCAAGGCCGCACTGTCCGAGGCTGACGCGCTCGAGATACTTCCTGCCGCTGACTATGAAGAGTTTCTTGAAATCGAAAGAGCAGCCCTTCTGAAATTCGCTGATGAAAACGGAATCAGCTGAAAGGAGAATATATGGCGATTCTGATTGCAAGTACCCTGCTGGAAACTGAGACCGAAGCGTGGTACTCATTCTATGTGGACACGATGGAAGATGTCAAAGGACTGCCTACGAGCAAAAGCACAGGTTCATCGTACAAGGTCAAGAAATTCGCAAAGCCGGCCAGTCAGGCATACTGCATCGAAATGGCAGCGCAGTACGTTTTGGATGGAGCTGATGAATGGCGGTTGCTTTACGCGATCCGCGATGATGTGGCAGATGCAATTCTGAAAAACGTCGAAGAAATCAAGCGGCTGGTAGCCAATACCAGCGCTTCAGAGCAGGCCGCAGCGCAGAGTGCATCTGCCGCGAATGCCAGCGCAATCGCGGCCAGTAAGTCCGAAAGAATCTCCACGGAAAATGCGTCTTCTGCGGCGGCAAGCGAGCGTGCATCGAGGGATAGCGCGGCAGACGCTCGAACGTCCGAAGGAAATGCGCTGAACTACATGAACCGGACAGCGGACATTGCCAATCAGGTGGCGGGATCGGCGGCATCTATCAATTTTGCATTTGGACCGGATGCCGATGGCCGTTTCTCCTTTTTTGTCCGCAGGAGCAGTTAAAATCACGGATTTCGTGATTTTCTATCAAAATTCAGATTTACAGATGTTGCATGGCTATAATCTGGAAAGGAGTTTCTATGTTCAAAGTTATGCAGCAGTATGGCACCGCAGCCCAGCCGGCCACGGTGTACTACTGCGACGATGAAGCAGATCTGCAGAATATCAAATCTGCACCGATGGGGGCGCAAGCACTGGTTATCCACACAGGCAATATCTACATAGCCGATTCTACCGGGAAGTTCTACCCGATGTAAGGATGGTGGCGTATGATTGATATTTTGACCTACGCAATCGCTCGCAGGAAATCAGCAGCAAAATTGGATGAACTGTATAGCCAGACAAAAGCTGTTGCGGATGCGGCGAAAGATAGTGCAGAGATCAGCAAGGCCGCTGCCGAGACATCGAAGGATCTGCTGAACAAGACGACAGCTGCGGCCCAGCAGGCTGCGGCAAGCGCTGCTTCTGCAAGCTATGCACTTGGCCCGGACGAGAGCGGCCGGCTGTCGTTTTTCATCAAGAAAAGCACCTAAAAGGGGGTATAAGAAATGGGTGACACATGGGAACTTATCAATCATCCTATGAGTGATGAAACCGGTCTGGAACTGGTCGCTCAGATGAAACGCCAAAATGACATTTTGGCAGGCATTGCTGCCGGTACTGCCGGCGCGGAATTTGTGGACGCAACATTCCGTGGTTTGCTGGATGGCAAAAATACCACAGAAATTTTCTGGAGCTGGTGGCCGCTGTCCGCTGGTGATGGCGTGACAAAGTATCAGCGTCTGGAGCGCTTTGCAAAGATGCTGGCCGAGAGCGCCAGAGGAAAGACCTACACCGTCCGCTTCTACAGTGATGATGTAAGCGGCGATTACACCGGCACCCCGCTGGATGATCTGGCAGATGGCCGCGAAGCCGCTCCGCTTC